ATAAATGGGTAAAAATCAATCAGCATCTAACCTCACCAATATAATAAAGCAAGACGCTAACGGCAACATTTCATTCGTTAGTGGTTCTACCACTCTAATGTCTGTTAGCTCGTCAGGCGCTATTGCAACAACAGGTAATGTTGCAGGAACTGCATCATATGCATCTAATGCAGAATTGTTAGATGGATTAGATAGTACTGTATTTACGCTTACAAGTTCGTTTGCGGCGCAAACGGCGTCGTTTACGGCGTTTACAGCATCTGTAAATTCATTTACAGCATCTCAACTTGTATTAAATGGAACTTATGCTACTACAGGTAGTAATACATTTGCTGGTATTCAAACAGTAAATAGCAATCTAATTGTTACTGGTTCTATTACTGCACAGACGTTGGTGGTACAAACTATAACATCGAGTGTTGATTTTGTGACTGGCTCTACGAGATTTGGATCGTTATCTTCTAATACTCATGTGTTTACTGGATCATTATCGGCAAGTGGATCTACTCATTCAATATTCGGAAACGTTGTAGTTGGAAATAATTCTTCTATTAATGCTAGTGCTAAACTAGAAGTAAAAGGAGATTTATTCCTTACTCCATCATCAAGTATAGCTTCAATAATACATCTTTATAATAAAGATAGTACAAATGAAACATACATTTATGATAGTGGGTCTTCATCAAACTCCTATTTAACATTTGCTCCAGGTGGTACTACAAGAATGACTATTAACTCATCAGGTAATGTATTAATAGGAACTACTACTGATAGTGGTTTTGGTAAATTACAAATTACTGGTCTTATAAATATTAATACAAGTGATACAACGGCAGCAAGTACTTCACAACAAGCATATGATTATTCAAGATTAAGAATAAAGGCTACAAATGGTTCAAATCTAGGTTTATCAATGGGTTATAGTGGTGGTAATTATAATTATATACAATCGTGTTATAATGAAGGTACAACAGCACCAATGATGTTAAATCCTTTTGGTGGTTCAGTGGTTGTTGGTTCAAATGTACCTAATGGAAGTCAATTACAAGTTAATGGTACTATTGATAGTCAAACAGGTATTTTTTTAGGAACTATAACTGCAACAATTGCAGCATTAAATACATCAGTTTTATTATTCGCAGGTGCAGTTTCTGGAATTATTACTTTAAGAGATAATACTAATGGTGGAAGCATAGCTTGGTTGCAAGACCCTAATGGTGGTAATACTGTTATTGCAAATAATCTAACTAATGGTACAATAATATGTTTCTATTCGGGTGGCAATACTTATATTCAAAAAACAGCTGGTAATGTGCCTATAACTGTTCAATATGTAGGTTTAATACAATAAATATAATAAAATAAATAATGGGTCAAGGTGTAACTTTAGTAAAACAGTTTGGTAACCCAACTTTTAATTCATTAACAGTAACAGGTCCTACCAATTTAAGTGGTAGCCTTTCTATTACTGGTTCAGTAAATTTTACTGGCTCTACAGTTAACTTTGCAAATAACATTAGTTTAACTAATAGTACAAATAATAGAATTACTTGGGGAACTGCAGGTGTAGCTACCCCAACATTCACATCATATAGCAATGGTGTTAAAATAGTTTTATATGATAACGTAGGTGCTTCATCCACTGGATATACAATTGGTATTGATAGTGGAACAATGTTCTCTACTGTTGATAATACTTCAGGCCAATTTAAATGGTATGGAGGTACAACTTTAGCGGCAACATTAAGTGGTGCTGGTGCTTTTACAGCCGTTGGTAACGTTACAGCATTTTCAGATGCTAGAGTAAAAACTAATATTAAAACAATAGATAATGCTTTATCAAAAGTATTAGCTTTAAGAGGTGTTACTTATAATAGAACTGATTTAGAAGATAAATCCGAACAAATAGGAGTTATTGCTCAAGAAGTAAAAGAAATATTACCTCAAGTAGTGCAAGAAACTGATGGGCGTTATAGTGTTGCCTACGGCAACATTGTAGGTGTACTTATTGAAGCAATAAAAGAACAACAAGCACAAATCGAAGAATTAAAATCTAGGTTATAATGGCTACTCCATCATCAGGAACAATATCAGTAGGTCAAATTGATACTGAATTTAAAATAACTAATTCACCTTATGGATTAGATATTTTAGGCATGGCTGCATTTTCAAAATATTCACCTCCATATTCTTTAAGTGATTTCTATAGCAAATCATTTGCCGCAGGGATAACAACTGGATTATTAATTTATATAGATGCTGCTCATCCAGATTCAGGAGGTGGTAGTACTTGGTATGATGTTAGTGGTAACGGAAATCATTATAGTGGAGGAGGAACTTTTGGTACTGGTGCTTATGGTGGATATTATAGTTTTGGAGGTGGATCACATAAAAGTGGGAATGCTATTAATGTTGCATCAACTCATACAACAGAAATTTGGGTAAGACCTCAAGCTGCTCAAAGTATGTATAGCACATATTGTAATGGATCTAGTGTATATTCTGGTTTAAATGGTGTAGGATATGTTGTTATGCCTCTTAACCAAAATCCATATGCTGGAACAGGTATAGGTGTAGGTACTAATGGTGCTCAATTAATTGCTCACAGCGCTAACTATATTCCTATTTTAGCTACAGCAAATTATTCTTTTAGTACATCAACTTTTTATCAAGTTGTAGCTGTTTGGAGTAGTAATGTTCCTTATTTATACATAAATGGTGTACTATATGATAGTGGATGTTCTGCTGATAGGACAGCATACGCTTGGATGGGCAGAATTGGAGCAGCAGATTATGGTTATTATACTGGTGATATGTCAATGATGAGACACTGGAATAGAGCATTAAGTGGAGCTGAAATAACAACGTTATACAATTTCACTAAAACAAGATATGGATTATAAAAACTTAAAATATAAAAAATGGGATTAAAAATTACAACACAAATAGGTACTGATAAAGGTATTACATCTGAGGCCTATGTAAGAATTTCTGATTATCAAATCAACAAATACGGATCAGCTAATTTTAGATTAGAAATATTTCAACAACAATCTGATTCAGTATCTCTCGCTACTATTCCTGTACCTATGTACGAAAAACTTGCTCATAATAGAGTAATTGGCGATGTATTAACTGTAGCGTTATTTGATGGTGATGGTAAACCAGACTTAACACCAGTGCTAGATACAACCGTGTTTACTTATGCATATACTCAATTAAAAGCTAAATTAGTAGCGGCATTTGGTGAGGAAAACGTAGTAGATTGCTAAAAATTTGGTTGTCTCCTATTTCTTGTATATATTTATATCAAACAAATAAATTATAATATGTTAGTATTCATTTCAATCGTTGTAATAGCTATAGTAGTTGCTCTAGTATATAACAACAACAAGAAAAAAATCGCTGAAACTATTGAGAAGGTTGAATCAACAATCGCCCCAGCAGTTAAAGAAGTTAAAGAAGTAGTCGCTAAGGCAGAAGCAGAAATCGCTAAAGCTAAAAAACCAGCAGCTAAAAAAACAACTAAGAAGTAATTATGGAAAAAATCAGTTTAAAATTATTCGAATTCTATAACCTAGAGAGCGAATTAAACGGAGTTATGAATCAACAAACTGGCGAGAAAATTTCTGCTGGTTTATTAGCTGAAAAATTAAAGTTAACAACTAAATATTGGTTAACTGAATTAGCTAAGAAAGTAGCTGCCGAAAAAACAACAGTTGAAACTCTTAAAGAAGAGTTAATCAAAAAGCACGGCGAAACAGATGAAACTGGAAACATTAGTATCCCAATGTACATTGACATCGTTAAAGATGAAGATGATAAAATCATTGATGGTAAAAACAATCCAAAGTTCATTGAATTTCAATCAGAATTCAACGCATTACTACAAGAAGAAAAAGAATTAGAGTACAAACCAGTAAATCTTAGTGAATTAGAAAACATTGAGTCAGATGGTAACTACCCTACATTCTTTAAATTGGTTGTAGCTGATGAACAAGCTTAGTGAAATATTTCAGGCGTGGGTAGCTGCGACTAATCCCACTCCTGAACAAAAACTATTAGCCGAACAACGTACCGCTGTGTGCGATACGTGTGAACACAGAACTTATAACAAGACATTTAATTTAGATGCTTGTGGTTTATGTGGATGTCCATTAAAGAAAAAAGTATTTAGTCCTAAGGGACCTAACGCCTGCCCAGGCAAAAAATGGGAAAAATAAAGTATATGTCACAATTAACTCCTGAAGAATTACAATCTGTAAAAGATTTACAATCAAAGTACAATCAAACTGTGTTTGAAATTGGTGTTGCTGAAACGCAAATTTTAACATTTGAAAGACAAATTACAAAACTACGCGACGATAAAGCAGGTTTGATTAAAGATCTTGAAACTATCGAGCAAAAAGAAGCAGCATTAGTCGCTACACTACAAACAGTATATGGCAATGGTGCGATAAATCCTGAAACTGGAGAGATAACAGCAGCTCAATAAGATTTTTCGCGGTTTATGGTGGTTTTTGGATATTTATTATTAGGTCAATCCTAATAAAATTCCAAAAATAATATAAAAATGGCAGAAAAAATCATTTCTCCTGGTGTATTCCAGAACGAATCAGATCAAAGTTTAGTACAAAGAGGTATAGCAGGTACTGCAACCGCTATTGTAGGCCCTACAGTATTGGGTCGTCCTTTTGTACCAACTTATGTAACTTCATATAGTGAATTTGCAAACAAATATGGCGAAACTTTTAAAAGTGGTAGCTATTATTACGAGTATTTAACTTCAATTGCAGCTCGTGAATTCTTTCAAAACGGTGGTCAAACATTACTAGTAACTCGTGTTATTAGTGGTACTAGCAACGTTACAAACTACGCAAGCGCAAGTGTTGGTAATTTCAATTTAACAGGTAGTTCATTCGGCCTTGAGACATTAGCTTGGGGTAATCAAATGAATAACACGTCAAGTCTATCAGGCGGTGCTTTAGCATCAGGTAGTGCAATTAACGTTCGTTATGAAATTACAAATGTAAACACTGGTAGTGGTACATTTGGCTTAGCTATTCGTCGTGGTGATGATAATAATGCTCAACCTAACTATTTAGAAACTTTTCCTAACTTATCATTAGATCCAAATTTACCTAACTATATTGCTCGTGTTGTTGGTGATACAAAACCAGTTTACTCAGTAGATAGTGATGGTAACCCATATATTAACATTACAGGTTCTTTTGCTAACTCATCTCAATATGTAAGAATATCATTTGTATCAAACCCTCAAGTAGATTCAATTGATAACAATGGCTATTACAAATCAGGCTCTTACTCATCTGGTTTACCAGTATTAGGAAGTGGTTCATTTGGTGGTTCATTTGCAGGTGGTGCTGCTGCAACAACAGCAGAACAAAAAATGAATGAATACATTACACCTTCTAACATGGAAGGATATTTAGTTGCTGATTATAATACAGCTTTTGCTTTATTAACAAATACAGATGAATATCAATTTAATGTATTATTAGCTCCAGCTGTAGGTTTAGATAGTGCTGCTGCAACTACTTTTATTTCAGTTGTAGAAGGAAGAGGTGATGCATTTGCTCCTATTTCTGCTGGTGCTTACGGTACTTCAGTTAACCAATCTACATTTAACGCTGCTGGTCAATCTAGCAACTACGCTGCATGTTATTTCCCTTGGGTTCAATTATATAATTCTAACTTAGGTAAGAATGTATTATGTCCTCCAACAACAGTAATTGGTGGTGTATTAGCATTCAACGATCAAGTTGGTGCTGAATGGTTCGCGCCAGCTGGTTTAAACAGAGGTGGTGTTCCATCAGTATTAAGAGCTGAAAGAAAATTATCTCAAGCAGATCGTGATGTATTATATGCTGCAAATGTTAACCCATTAGCTACATTCCCTGGAGAAGGTGTTGTAGTATTTGGTCAAAAGACATTACAACGTAGAGCTACATCATTAGATAGAGTAAACGTTCGTCGTTTATTGATTGCATTAAAAGCATATATTGGTTCAGTAAGTAACAATTTAGTATTTGAACAAAATACAAACGCTACAAGAAATAGATTCTTAGCTCAAGTTAATCCTTTCATGGAATCAGTAGTTCAAAGACAAGGTTTATATGCTTATAAAGTTGTAATGGATGATACAAACAACACAGCTGATGTAATTGACAGAAACCAATTAGTAGGTCAAATATATGTTCAGCCAACAAAAACTGCTGAATTTATCATCTTGAACTTTAACATATTACCAACAGGCGCTACATTCCCTGCATAGGGGAGTATGGTTCCAATATTTATTAATAGCAATTAAAATTTAACATAAAATGGCAGTATTAGACGCTAACGAAATCATGTTCACCGCTTTTGAACCAAAAGTTCAGAATCGTTTTATCATGTATGTAGATGGGATTCCCGCATACTTGATTAAGAGTGCAACAGCACCAGGATTCGAAGCTGGTGAAATTATCTTAGATCATATCAACGTTTACCGTAAAGTAAAAGGTAAAGTACGTTGGAATGATATGACTTTAAACTTATTTGATCCCGTAACACCATCTGGTGCTCAAGCCGTAATGGAATGGGCTCGTTTGGCTCACGAATCAGTAACAGGTCGTGATGGATATTCTGATTTCTATAAAAAAGACTTAACATTAGATATTTTAGGTCCAGTAGGCGATATCGTAGGTGAGTGGATTGTAAAAGGTGCTTATGTAAAAACAGCAACTTTTGGTGAGTACGATTGGGCTAATGAAGCTGCAATCAACTTGACAGTAACCATCGCTATGGATTATTGCGTATTGAATTTCTAAGATATACAACAATAATATTAGAAAAGCGTTAGCCTATTTGGTTAACGCTTTCTTTTTGCATATATTTATATATACAACAAATAAAAACGTTATATGGCTGAATTTAAAATTCCAACCGAAACAGTTACATTACCTTCAAAAGGTTTATTGTATCCTAAAGAATCACCACTTGCTAAAGGTGAAATTGAAATGAAATACATGACGGCAAAAGAAGAAGATATTCTTACTAATGCTAACTATTTAAAAAATGGTACTGTAATTGATAAATTATTACAAGCACTTATTATCACACAAATCAACTATAATGATTTGTTAATTGGAGATAAAAATGCAATATTAGTAGCAGCACGTGTATTAGGCTATGGTAAAGATTATGCCGTTAATTATAATGGTACAGAAACAATTGTTGATTTAACACAATTAAATGAAAAAACAGTTGATGAATCTTTATTTAAAGCTGGTGTAAATGAATTTACATTTACATTACCTAAATCAGAAAATACAGTAACATTCAAATTATTAACACACGGTGATGAGCAGAAAATTGATGCTGAAATTAAAGGTTTACAAAAAGTAAATCCAAATGTTTCAACAGATTTAACTACAAGAATGAAATATATCATCACCTCAATTAATGGTGATCGTGATCAAAAGAATATTCGTGATTTTATTGATACTTACTTATTAGCACCTGATGCTAGAGCGCTACGCCAATACTACAATCAAATATCACCAGATATTGATATGAAGTATAAACCCAATGATGAAAATTATGTTGGGGAGGGCATAGACATTCCAATTGGTCTTAACTTTTTTTGGCCTGACTCAGGAGTATAGATTATACTTATTTAAACAAATACATGAAATTGTATTTAATGGACAGGGCGGCTATGATTGGACTACTGTATATAATATGCCTATTTGGCTACGTAGATTTACTTTTGAAACATTAAGAGAATATTACGAAAAACAGGCTGAAGAAATGAGTAAGCAACAAAATATGCTTAAAAATACAAATAGTAAAGATTTACCGCGTCCCGACATAGCTCCAAAACAACCGACATATACATCAAAGGCGCCTAAAAAATAGGCGCTTTTTATATTTATATGATGTAATACTAAATTATGGCGACATCACAACAAGATATAGATAATAGCGAACAGTTACTCGATTTATCTAATAAAATACTTGATTCTATAGCACAACGTAAGAAGTTGTTACAAGGAATTAGTGCTGAAGAACAATCCTTTTTAAATGAAGTTAGAAAACAACAACGTTTATCTCAAGATATATTTGGTAATTCTGAAAAATATTTAAAGTTTCAAATTAAATCAAAAGATTTACAAAAACAAATTAAAAAAACAACAGAAGACCAAGCTAAATTTGAAACTCTTCATGGCAAACAAAGAGCAGGATTAATTAAT